GACTGCTTTAGCATACGTTAATCATGTTATAGTGAGAACCGCTGCCTTAAGAGTCGGAAAAGAACAATTTGAAGACTACATGATTATCGGTGATGACGTAGTCATCTTCGATCCCAATGTAGCCTCTCAATATATTCACTTTATGGAACATCTTGGTTTAAAGATTAAACTAGATGATTCTATAAAGCCGAATGAGAGTCACTCCCTCGAAATAGCAAAAAGGTTATTTCGATGTGGAAAGGAGTTTACACCTCTTCCAATCTATTTATATAGAACCAACTTAGGTTTGTTCTATGTTAAATGTATAGAAAGAGGCTACGTAGACCTTCTTCTGCGAAACAATCCCGAAAGCCAGTTGACAAAACTGTCTTTACCCGATTTGATCGCAGCGTCACTCTTTGTTTACTGAAATGCAGCTGACCAGTTTGTAACAGATATGTCCCATGTAATATTACAAGGGAAATTCTTTGAAACTGGCATGCACGATGTCGACACAATTAAGGATCTTTCTAATGAGCTCATTTCGCCTCGTGAGAGTAACGAACTTAATGCCATTATTGAGAAACTAATCGATTCGATCTTCGGTAAGTGAGTGGCCACTGAGGTCACTAGTTTGTCAAGGACTTATCTTAACATACACCGAGAGACAAAATCTTTGTCTCAAAGGTCATGTAAAAGAATTTACCTTGAACAAACGTCTTCCCATTCTCAGTCCTTGTTTCGACGGACTAAGATTGGGAGACACTTAAAAGATTGATGAGGTTCACAACATTTTAAAGAGTCACAGAGTAATTCTGCCTCTTTTAGATGTCGTAACACCACAAGAATCTTCGAAGTGTACTCGTTTAGTATTCCTGAACTTTACTTATCTTACAGAGAAGTAATAGATGACGTGCTAAGTGTTAGCATGGTATCTATTACAACCGTAGGGTTAGATAAAAGGGAAGGAGCGGTTAATTCTGTGTGTATGAAGTTAACTTCTATAATAAATACAGAAGTAGACCAAAATACACAGAAGCTCCTAATCAAATATTTCACCGAAAGGCTTGATCTGTTTGAAAGGGTAATTCCGGAACAGAAGCAAGAGACGAGTTATTACGATTAAACGCCGTAAGGAACAAGCGTTTAAGGTCGGTTGACGCCTCTAAGTCCTCCGGGAATGCGCGTTCTACTGTCGTTTCCAAATGATAGTAGAAAGCGTGGCCGTTATATCTTAAAGAACC